GTCTGAGCCCAACCAACATCGATTGTAAAATCCTTTCCATCAGCTATATCATGAATAGTCGTATAATGAGTATTAAATTCAGAAGTAGCGCCCCCAATTTGAGGGTCATACACAACTCTGATGCGTCCTTTGTGAAAATTAGATGACACAATTTGAAATCTAAATCTCATACTGCCCCTCCAATAAGTAAAAGGATAAGCAGCAACACAACAGGCTGGAAAGTGTAACTCATTACCTTGGGCAACTTTCAAACATGGATCAACATATGAATTAAATAGTAAAGTATCAACCGCTGAATTCTGAGTCCAATCAAAAGTAGTTAAATAAGATTCTCTACACCCAATTGATTTTATTGAAAGCTCATCCCAAGGTCCTATTCCTGTTGTACGTGGATCCAATGTGATCTCCTGTTTCGAATCCACTGTAAGTTTCTGAGTTGCATGTTTTGTATCAGTTACCGCTAAAGAAGGTCTAGCAGTAGGTATAACATGAGTGTATTTGAGCTCCACAGGTGCTGAATAACCAAAAATTTTAGCAACATGACTAACTACACCAGCTCCAACTTCAGTTGCCATAGCAAAAGGTTTAAGGATTGGTATATCCTTTAATCTTCCGGCAATGGAAGCTATAGTCGAAGCCGGTCTAGAAATAACACCAACTTCATGCTCATCTGACTCGGGAACTGTTCTACATGGAATAGAATACGATACATCATCGGCCCAAGCCATAACTGTTATAGTTAAAGGATCTGTTGACTGGTTAGCATGGGCAAGTTTGTTAATCTCTACGAGTTGAATATTTCCAAGTTTCCTCCATTCTTTGTCTGGTATCGACAAAGCGTTCTTATACCAAAAGAACGGTAATTCCAATATTCCACCCTCCGACGTAGTCGGATTAATATACATGTGCATCCTCTGGGATAAACGTACAACATCCGCACCAACAAAAGATCTGGTAGGTTTAAAATCATCATCATCATCAAATGGTGCATATGCTGCTATACAGCGCCCGTAATAAAAAGGATTGCCATTAATTAGTATTTTAACACATAATTTACATTTTAACAAATAATAATTTTTAATTTTTTCTAATACTCGAGCATTTTCCCAATATAAAGTCCAAGGATCAAAAGTTTGATCAAATCTAGGTGATGCGTTTACATCCCATTCATATTCAGCTATCCTAATAGGACGACTAAAAAATTCATTAAGAGGTACATCTCTCACAAATCCATCATCTCTTGTGGGATCTAAATTATGATCTCTATGATCCATGTGACCAGGCTCATTATTGGTAAAATGCACTGTTTGTTCTTTAAAATTAGCAGTTGCCGTACTGCCAAACGTATAAATTTTATGTTCAGTAACCTAGTTTCTATGTACAAATGCCGACCCGGTTAATTCGACATTAGTTTGTGCTTATTATTATATACAAAGCCTAAATCCACTTTCAAAGCTTCAAATGAATCTGGTAACCATATATATATAAGGAGATGCTTCTATTACCTAAGGCTCTCCATTCCCCGCGATATTTTATGGGGATTATCGCCGGTCCACGATTCGAGGTATTTATGCAGCCCCCCCCGAGGGGCGGATTGAAGTATCTAATGATCATACTTCTCTTTCCAATCTTGGACTCGGTCTTGATATGTTAAATCAAGTTTCTCAGTATATATATTAACATCCTTAGCAACTTTCTGCAAATCTGAGCGTAAATTTTCATATTGCTCTTCACCATGTAAAAACATTTCCAATAACATGGAATTGATTGCATTTATAGCCAAATCTTCCTCTGGCTCTCTGGAAATTGTCATATGACCCATTTTCCAGATTGAACTCTGAGATAATGCTCCGACATAAGTACCTAGAGCATCATGATAAACATTTTTTCTCTTCAAAAAATCAGACTCATCTTTGTGCAAAAATTCAGGCGGATCATTGGACTTGGCAGCATCTGTAATTTTCATTCCTATCATATCAAAATAGTATTTCTTAGCTGAAAAACTACTCAAAAATCTATATTCCTTTTTACTACAAGATCTACCATCATCACCATATGTGATAATTCGTTCCCAGTTCCTGAATGAACCCAACTCAAGAAATTTTTCTCTACCAAGATGTTTAATTCCATTAACATAAAAAGAGCAACGATTATGCAAACTGTTCTCAGTACCATTACCATAAACTGTTATTGAATTCCCTGAAGACCATAAAAAGACACTCATTATTGTGCCATTCCAATTTACTATTGGATTTCGTAATTCATCTGCTATACCATCCATTATCCTTAACGAATCCTCAGAGTACCCCATCATTTTGCCTATTTCCTTATAACAGTTCAATGATGCAATCATAACATCGGGAGATCGTCGCAAATCATATTTGCTATAATCCCAGTCAGTAACAACATCATCAGGAGCATATTCTTGCAAATGATCCATCATCTGGGACCATTCCTTAGATGCACAATTAATCCCTACTGCTGTTTCCGATGTTAGAGGGTAATGGGATAGAAACTCAATAATAGGTAAATAATATTGACGAACTAGAATGGCAAATATACATTCCATAATATAAAATATTCGCACTTTTTCTGAATCTTCTGCTACAATTTCATCTTTAAGACAAGTTCTAACATTAACTCCATATTTCTTACCTTTACGGAAATTGTCTAGCATCTCACAAAAATATTGTTTAGCTAAAGTGGTCATTATCCATCGCTTTTCATTGTGATCTCCTGGTTCTATTTCCTCGAATAAATCACTAGCCCATTTAACCCCACTTCCATCTGCTATTGGACCAATGGAAGTCTTCATATTCAAATGTTGCATGAACATGGATTCATAAATACCATGGACGGCTTGATCTATGTCTAATATTTTACACAAATTAGGATGCTTTTTCTTGTAAGGGTCTACTAAAGGGCGCAATCCATCCAAATAATCATTAACTGCCCATTCAATAGCCTCTGGTGGCACTTCATTGGGCGGATTAGATAAATGAATTAAGGCTGCATTATGGTGTTTCCAAGGCTGTGACATATCTGGACCCTTCCATCTGTTTGGCTTTCTACAAATTTTGGCAATAGAATCACTTATCATAGTTTTCTTAGCCCTAGATCTATACTTTTGTAAATTTTTATTATGCCCTAGAATTTCAATAGAACCATATTGACCTAACTCCCCACTATTATATATCTTAGAAGCTGGGTGATGGCCAGGCCCTTCTATCATTTTAAAACCCAATCTAGGTTTATTATAATCACCACTTTCAGGTGTTGTTATATAAGTGACAGAATTTTTTAATCTTTCTATTTCCTTTTCTAACGTACCCTTAAGAATCTCTTGAGCATAACTAACTCTTGGTCCAGGTAGACATGTCGAAGAAGTATGCAAACCAAGTATAAGTCCGTCTCGTCTATCTGAAACAATGGGCGAACCACAATAACCTGATTTTGCCACACTACTGGAATATTCCAGTCCTCTTCCAACATTTGTGCCTCCACAATCAACATTATCTATGTATCTAACATTCAGTTGCTCTGATTGATAATTGTCCGTATCCTTATCATCCTTACAAGTTTTATACAACATATTAGCTTTATGACAGTCAGAACCAGTAGTGTCGGGAAATAAATTTATAATGGATTTTTTCATCTTCGGAGCTCTCGCTACGAATAAAACCACTAAATCTTTCCCTTCGATTGGACATATCTCTGATTTATAAACTTTCTTACTATGTTTAACACCATTACATTCCATAGTTAATAATTGATCATCGTAATAATCACCTTTAACAAAGATGTTTCTACGGAAAAAATGCTCAGGCAAAACCAAAATACCAGGAGCAACATATATACCTCTAACTTCTCTTTCTCTTTGTTTACCTTGTTCATCAACTATAGACTTTATAACAACTAAATGCTTACCTATACAGTTCTGAGTTTCCTTAGAGGACATATTCATAAGACCAGAACCTGTCGGTACTTGCCTATTCCAAGTAAACCAATCAGACCAATTCCCTCTTCTTTTACTTAAATCCAACTCAGCTTCAGGATTGGTTCGGATTTTATTCCACATATACAATCCAGTAGCTACAATACCTACAACACCAATGGCTGTTGGTATATATTGATTGTACTCATCTGGATGACGCTGGATCTGTTCATATAAACTTTTCTGTAAAGGCATATTGACAGCAGCTTTTTCACGCAACTGTCTCAATCTGTCAGTAATCCCATAGTAACGTCTCAATAGCATAAAACATAATGAGGTGAAATAAGTTACAAAAAAGGCAAATATTGGCCAATACCACCAAACAATAGGTATTTCTTGCAATCTACACGCTAAATGTTGTTCCTTCCAAATCCAATAATAATAAAACATGCCTAAGAAATCTTGCCATATTAGCATGCCATAACCGAAAATATCAAACCAGAAGTCTCTAAAACCAATTTTAAGCATATATCGCTTAAACATCATATTCCTTTTGGTATATTGGGGAAATAAAGGTTTCCATCCCATATGCCACTGCTCTTCATATTTAATAACAGGCAGCCAAATAACAGGAGTAGCATATCTAAAGAAAGACCAAGTCAAAAAACAAATCAGCAAACTAACAATAACACTCAAAGTAAAAGCTCTCTTAAATATTATTGATAAAGGTGTAAAAATCTGCTGCTCACAGGCTAGCAATTTCAAAAATTGATCTTTTCTTCTACCAAGCCAAGAAGGTGTACCATCTTGCTTGATCAACCAAGATGGCGGTATCATGCTCAACGCTGTTGTTCCTATGGTGTCGGGTATCCATTGAAGTTCTTCTACTAGTTCTTCTTGAGTGCTATCCCATACACTTTTGTCAATTTGTAATAATGTACCAATATTGACAAACGGATTCAACCAAGTTTTACAGGAAGTCCACAATATATTTGTGGCTCCAGATACTATAGTTCGTGTCACGGAAGCCTCTTTCTTTGGCTTCTTTGTGAAGATTCCCATCTCTGCAATAGTTTTAGGAATAGTAAGTGACTGTAATGATGAATCATCAGAAGGTTCCTCATCATTACAATATGTACAATATCCATTCTCATAAAAACATTTTCCTTGCATACCTGCAACACGTTGTCTCTCAGGGCAATCTCTACCACTACGTATAGTGATAGCCTCACAGGCTATTTGATGGGCTAATGTTTGTGATGCTATCCCATTCACACATTTGCACATGAAAGCAACACGCTTGCATTTCTTACAACCTGAGTGTTTCTTTTCACTACGAATTTTCAAAAGTTTGTCTTCGTTAGCAAAGTGATTGATAGCTAAAATACGAATTAATTCAAGAAATTCTTTAGTAGATAAATCAACGCTATCTTTTCCATCTAATTTGAAGTATTTTCTCTTTTGTTCCGTCGTATTAGTACCTTGTCGAGGAACAAAAACTATTTCATATACATCAAATAAATGATAATCATTTGACCCATCTGTATGCCTTCCCATACGACCAAATTCGTCTGCAAATTCAGGTTTCACCCTTTGATTTACAGATAAATATCTTCTGCACCATGCCTCTGGCGTAGTGGCAACATCTTTATATGGTTGTTCTGTATTACCAGAAGATATAACACTTATATGCTGAGCGGTGACTTTGGCTTTTTCTTCCAATGAAGATTTATTTGGATGAAAAGGGCATGAATCCACTAAAGCCAGTGATACATTATAAGACCTCTCTGCAGATTGAGCATTAACGGTAATCTTAGTTGGCAATGTTTCATTGCACGTGATTGTTTGTGTACTGTTGACAATTTCATCTTGAAAAGGTGCCATCAGATTTAGCTGTGCATTCCTAGATTCATCATAATCAGCACCACGAGCTAAACAAACTTGCTCATGTACCAATGGTGTAATATATGATTTACCTACTTTGGGTTGACCCCAAAGATGAATTGCAAAAGCGACCTGTACAGCATCTATCTTGCACACAAAGTCTCTAACTTTATTATATAATTCTAGAGCTTTAGCATGCAATGACGACGCTTGCAGGGTGGTGAACTTATCACGTTCAATTTTTGTGAATTCCATTAAAGTTTTCACTAATGTCTCTACCTCTACGTACATTTTAGTACGTTCAATTGTGTCCACGTCCTTACTACGAACAATTTCTTCATACCTATATGTCCAATAGTATAATTTTTCGTGGCACTTCGATAGAGTTCCTGAATTTAGGAAAAGAGGTTTTAAAGATTTTTGAGTTACACAGGCAACACCTACAGTAGATACCCAGTTAAATAACTTCACTACATGATCTACAAGATCTACAGCATCTATAGTATCTTTCTGACTGTGTTCCATAACCTTTTCCACAATAGGGTGACTAAATTCGACATTCTTAATCTTACATGTAGCAAAAGCAAAAACTGTACCCACAACATAAGATAAATGCTTGGTAAACACACCTTTCTTTAAAGTTTCCCATATGGCCAATGCCTCTGAAGACAAAGCCTCCGGTTTTGTAACTGTGTTTTCCATTTTAAAAGCCTCATCAGCGGTCTTTCCTTTTAATAATTCAGGCAATTCAATTCCGCCAACATACTTATACAATATATCAACTATTGAAACCAAAATGCCATCATCAAACAATGAATCTAAAAATAACACACATCTAGAAACAACTGCTTCTAAACATGTATCATAACTCAAACCTATAGCAAAAATAACTAAAGCCGATAAAGATTTAGTAGCTTTTAGTAAACCTTTGCTACCGAACATTTTCTTAAGTTGAGTATTAACAATATTCAAT